CGCGCAGGGCTGGGCGGGGGGTGCGCGGGTTCCAGCCGGGGGTTGGGCAGCACATCGAAGGGGGGGCAGCGGGTCTGGTATTCCGTTGACCGCTATGGCCGATCACGGGCAGCCGTACCGGTAAGGGGTCACCCCCCAGGGCGGCGCGTCGATGTTGGGGCAACGGCCAAAGGGGGGCAACGGGGGGGCGGGGTGTAGAGCTATCAACGGACAACAAGAAACCCCACCCCCGAAGGGGTGGGGTCTCTTAGTCCCAGAGGGTCAGCGGGTCAGCCGAGCGGCTGCGGCTCCCCCGCAATCACCCACGAGACCAAGCGGGTCAGGTTCACGGTGCGGTGCGAGTGGAAGGGGCGGCGGTTCTCACACGCCGAGCCTTCGCGACCTGCGTTCGGACAGGCGACCGTGTAGCCGTACTCGGTCGGAGCCATCACCACCAAGTCCACGCAAGGCTCACCCTTCTTGGTGAGGTACACGCCTTCTGGGTGAACATCGCGGTTCACCTGACCTGCCACCTTGAAGCGGAACACATCACCCTTCTCGGTCTTGATGGACTCACCGCAGACCTTCACGCGACCAAGCGCGCGGTGCTCGGCGAAGTTGGCGGCAGCCTTCTTCTCACGAGCCTCAAACTTCTTCTGGGTCGTTGGTGCTGACCACGCCTCAACGACGACGATCATCCCCCCCGACTTGGCGGCTGCGTTCAGCCCTGCCTTCTGGGTCATACCTGCCATTTGGCTCTCCCTGTCGGAGCGGAACCGAGCGGCTCCGTCTGTGTTCCCCGACAACCAGATTCTCGCAGGTCTGGGGTCAGAGCGCAAGACCCCGACCCATCAGGCGCAACACGCGCAGTTGCCCGCGTGCCGGTCGCGCCCCTTTCTTGGGTGTAAGGGGTAAGGGGTACAGGGGTGAATGAACTGACTGAACGAACTGACTGAACTGACTGATGAGTGAAGGCGGCAACGCTCGGAGCTGCGCGCTCATTGACCGCAAGCCGGGAACGCTTGGCGCGGCGCGTTGCCCGAACATCGACAGAAGGGGGAAAGGGGAGAGGGGAAGGGGAAAGGGGGGCGAGTAATGACGACATAACAAAAACCCCCCACCCCCGAAGGGGTGAGGGGTTCGTTGCCCGAAGACCGGGCGAGCGACTAGGCGAGCGACTCAATCCAAGCGCAAGCGTCGCAGCCTTCGCAGGACTCGTTGCCCAAGCGGTACGCTCCCGCGTGGAACATCTGGTCGCAGGTGAAACCCTTATGAACGGCGCAGAGGTCGTGCTGCCCCCGCTTCGACATAGACGACGCGCCGAGCGCGGCAAGCACCACATCAAACCAACGATCAAGCCCGACCTTGTCGGCGTACGCCTCAGCGAAGCCGTAGCACGCCACCGCTTCCTGAACCGAGGCGTGTACGCCGTCGGCGGCAATGACCACCCGCTCAAAGAGGTAGGTGAGCCCTTCCTTGTTGGTCTCGGTGATGGTTGCCCCTGTGCCGGTCTGAGTCCACTTGATTGCGGTGATGTTGGCGGCGATGTCGTTCACCTCGCCCATCTTCCAATCCGTAGCCATTGGTGCGCTCCTTCCTGTGCTGCTCGGTCATCTGCCGAACTACCCAGAGTGTACCGGCACACAGGCAACGACGCAAGCACCCATCGCACCAGACGCAACGCTGCCCGTGATCGGCCATAGCGCACAGGTGCGGCAGTTCCGGTGGGGGATAGGGGTAAGGGGAGTAATGAGTAATGAATGAATAATGAATGATGAGTGATGACCGCATTGTCGCAGCTGCGCGGGTGATGACCGTTTATCGACAGACGACGACTACGCGTGGTTGCCCAATGCCGGTGCTGGCCAGTCGGCGGGGTACGGGGTAATGGGGGAAAGGGGAAGGGGGAAGGGGAACCAATGATGAGTGAATGATGAATGACGAGTAGTGGTCGTCGCAGCTGCGCGCTCATTGACCGTTCATCGACAGAGAGCCGCGAAGGTTGCCCAGTGCCGGAGCCGACCAGTTAGGGCAAGGGGTCAAGGGGTACAGGGGGGAAGGGGTGAGGGGTGAATGATGATGGGGTGATGATGAATGATGACCGCTCATCGACAGAGAAGCCAGAGCGTTGACCACTACCGGAGCCGAGCGGTAGGGCCAACACAGGGCAACAAGAAGCCCCACCCCCGAAGGGGCAGGGCTTCATTGACCGAGACTCGACCGACGACTAGCGCGCAATCTCCTCATCGTAGGTCAGGCTCAGACCGAGAGCGTGCTCCAAGTCAAAGACCTTGGCGCGGGTGTAGGCATCAGCCAGCACCGCATTGCGATTGTTGAGCCAGAGCGCGACGATGGTTCGTCGTGCCGACTCAGCCAGCGGCTCGTAGTCCTCACCGAAGCCCGTCGAGTAGTGGGCAGCGTCGCGTGCCAGTTCGTCAATCTCGTTCTGCCCCATCACCAAGACGACATAGGAGCCGTCATCGTAGTTGCCCCACTCGGCGGACGATGACCGCACCTCGACCGAGACGAAGTCAAGGTCGCGGCTGGTGTGGTCGTTCCAGAACGCAGCGGGTACGACGACGAGGTGCTGCCCGCCCCCGGACTCGGTGTTCGCCTGCGCGGCTTCACCGAACTCCTCAGCCGTCAGCGACTCATTGACCGCCACGATTGCTGCCCGTACCTCGACGAGCCGCTGCTGGTTCTTCTCCCTATCCATAGGGCGCTCCTTCCGTCAGGGCGGGTCTGTGCCGACAACCCCAACACCGAGAGACTACATCGACAAGCGGTCAGCGTCAAGCCCGACGCACCAGACGTAACGCCCGACCTATCCCGTAGTCCCAGAAGTAGTGGGGTATAGGGGAAGGGGGTGTAGGGGTATAGGGGTAATGATGAATGAATGATGACTGAGTGAATGATGACCATGACCGGCCAGCGATTCTCGGAGCTGCGACAAAAACCACCCCGTAGGAACGACGGAGAGACGCGAAAGCACGGCAGCCCATACCAGAGCACCCGACTAGTTGGGGGGTAGGGGGAAGGGGTAAGGGGTCATAGGGGAATGAATGATGAATGATGACCACGACCAGCTGATAAACAAACCACCCCCACCCCGAAGGGTGAGGGTGGCAGTTGCCCGATACCGGCCAGCGACTAGAAGGCGGGAGAGTCCTCTACGGCTGCGACGAAGGCGAACGGCTTCCCGTCTACCTCTACCCACGACCCAGCCACAGCGACCAAGCCCACACCAGCCAGCAGGTCAGCGACCCAGGCAGGAGCCGTCTCCCTGTCGTCGGACTCAGCGCCCCACTCGCCCACGCCCGCGTCAATCTCAACGACGGCGTAGACCGCCTGAATCATTCCGCGCACGATGGGCATCGGCTCATCAAACGAGACGGCCTCGGTGCGGTCAAACGACCAGCCCTCACCCAACGCCTCACGCTGACCGCTACCGGCCGCGTCACGCGCTACTGCTACCAAGAAACGCCACATAGCGTTCCCCCTCTCTGTGCTACTCAGCGGAGCATTGCCGCCGAGGTGATCAGCGTAGCCGGTAGTGGGCAACAACGCAAGGGGTAGACGCTGACCGTCGCATGCGAACGCCGACCGACGCCGACAGTCTGGGGGATAGGGGATAGGGGGGGGAAAGGGGTACGGGGTAGTAATGATGAGTGAATAATGACCGCGTACAGCTATCACCCCAAGAAGAAGCCCCCACCCCCCACAGAAGGGGTGAGGGCTTCGGTGGCCGGTAGCGGTCAGCGGCTAGTCGTCAAGGCTCTCCCCGAACTGATACCCGCACGGCTCGCAGTAGTCGCCTGACCAGCCAGCCATCGCGTCGCACTTTGGGCAGACTCCCGAAGTCGTCGTCTCGGTGCAATCAACCCACGCCGAGCGGTCGTCGTTCAGCAGGAACTCACGAGCGTCATCTAGCGCGCTCTTGCCAATGATTCCCAGAATCCCCTGCGAGTCATACCCCGCAAGGTCATCAGCGAGCCTCACAAGGTGGGCGGTTGCGTCAGCCTGGGCGGTGTGCCACGAGCGGCGCGTCTCGCCTTCCCATACCACCTCAACCAGCCAGAGGCTCTTGGTTTCCGTTGCTGCCATCTTTGGTTCTCCTCTCTGTGCCACCGGAAGATTCCGGCTACGCCATCTTATAGGGCCGGTCGCGGTCAAGTCAAGCCCCCCTCCTAGACCGTCTAGTCCAGCGAGCCCAGCCAGCCAGCCCTAGTAGTAGTGGGGGTCTGGGGGTATGGGGTAGTGGGTGTGAATGATGAATGAATGAATGATGAATGAATGATGAGTGATGAGCGCGGAGCTGCGACGACTCCGGGGTCTAAGTCGAATGGAGAGCCGGCGCACCGGTACGCGCTGGGGGTGCGGGGGGCAGGGGGGAGTGGGGGATAGGGGTGTGGGGTGAATAATGAACGCCTATGAAATGTTGCCCGCCTAAAGCTTTTTCCAAATGGAGAGGCCGCCACCCCCGAAGGAGCGACGGCCTCAGTACCGACCGGAGCGGAGCCGCCTAGCGGTGCTGTTCCTCGCCGGAGTCCAACCACGACACGAGCCGTGAGAGGTTGATAGTCCGGTGCGAGTGGAACGGCCTACGCTTCTCACACGCAGAACCCGGAACGCCGGCGTACTCGCACGCCGTCGTATACCCATACTCGGTTGGCGCGGAGATGACGACATCAACGCAAGGCTCGCCGGCCTTGTTGAGATAGATGCCGCCCTCGTGAACATCGCGGTTGATGGAGCCGGCTACCTTGTAGACGAAGGAGATGCGCCCCTTCTCGTCTACCTTCTGCTCACCGGTCGTCTTGACGCGACCAATGGCGCGATGCTCGGCCTCACGAGCCGCTGCTGCGGCCTCACGACGAGCGAACTCCTTCGCGGTCGTTGGCGCGCTCCACGCCGTAAACACCGCGAACCGGCCACCGAGCCGGTCGGCTGCGGCCATCGCCGCCGCGTGCGTCATTCCTACCTTGCCCATTTGCTACCCCTTCCTGTGCTGCCGGTTCATCAGACCGGCTGAGGCCAGTATACACACCCCACCGCAGAACGCAAGCCCCCCCTAGCGGGTAGGCCACCGGAGCCGGCGTGCCGGTCTAAGAGTCTGGGGGTCTGGGGGTCTGGGGGTATAGGGGCGTAGTGATAAGGCGTAGTAATGACGCGCCTGAAATGTTGCCCGTGTGAAGCTCTACAAAGAGAGAGGCCACCCCCCGCACAGATGGGGAGTGGCCTCGGAGACGAACCGGAGAGGTCTAGCGGTAGTCGCTCGGCATCACCGGATTGTGGAGCGAGTCAATCCACACCGCGCCAATCATCGGCGTATCCATCAGGTCAGACTCAACAACCTCAAAGACCTCGGCACCGATAGCCGAAGTCTCGCCGCCGAAAGCGTCTACGAAGGCCGCGAACTCGACCGGACTCTCGGCAAAGGTCGCCGCCTGAGCCGGAGTCATCGTCTTCCAATCGCTCCCCTCGTGGTACGCCCAGAAGGAGCCGCCGCGCTCGTCGTCAGCCCAACCAATCAGAACAGCCAGAGCCGTTCCGTAAGTTGGCACATAAGCGATGAGGTCGTCGCCGTCGCCGTAGCGCACATAAACGCGGAAGGCCGCGTCAGCCGGGAGCGTCTGGCGGCAAGCCGGGCAGGTTCCCTGCGCCTGATTGCCAAGGTACTTCTGAACCCACTTCTGAGCCGTACTCCTGATGTCGTTCATCTTGTCCTTCCTTCCTGTGCCTGTGCCGTTGGCAAGTGCCAACACCAGAAAGGTAGCAGGTCTACACCAGAAGTCAAGCCCCCCCTAGCGAGCCGGTATCCGGCACGGCCGCAGGTATCCGGTAGATGGTGGGGGTCTGGGGGGTCGGGGGTATGGAGTAGGAATAATGACTGACTAATGACTGACTGATAACTGATCGCGGAGCTGCGACAAGTGCCGGAAAAACCAAGCTGGGCTCTTAACAATCCCTTAACAAATGAAGAGGCCGCCGGGGGCACAGATCCCCGACGGCCTCGTAGACAACCGGAGCGAGCGACTACATCGGGAAGCCGCCGCGCTCCAACGCCGAGATGATCCGCGCTACTTCGTTAGCCGTGAAGCCGCGCAGGTTCTCGTTGTGAACGAGTGAGCAGGTGCCGACCAGACCGCCGCCGTTGAGATAGGCCGGTGCGCTCTTAGTGGCAACAGCGAGAACATCGCACGCGGTCAGGTTGAGTTCAGGGTCGGACTTCAGCAGCCCTTCCTCATCGGCAATCACCGAAACCTCAACGCCGCCAATCTTGCCGTGGCCGACAATCTCCACCATCTCGCACTCGGTCGCAGCGTAGAGGCCATCAAGCCCTTCACCGCGCGCCGTAATGGTGATCTTGCCCGGAGCGATCCTGAGAGCGTAAATGTTCTCCATCTTGTCCTTCCTTCCTGTGTCTATCGGGAAGCCCCGACTCATAGAGAATACACGACTCACCGCAGAAGTCAAGCACCCAGCCTAGACCACCCAGCGCAGCTCAAAGTGTTGGGGGGGTGTGGGGGAGTGGGGTACGGGGTCGCAGGTACGAGTACGGCCTGAATAATGAACTGATAAGAACCAAGCTGGGTTTGCCGGAGCAAAGAGAGAGGCCGCCACTCCCGCACAGATGGGAGCGACGGCCTCGGAGATAGTGCGAGCTGCTAGCCCTCGACTTGTTCCTCACCCGCGATCACCCACGACACGAGGCGCGTGAGATTCACGGTGCGGTGCGCGTGAAACGGCTTCCGCTTCTCGCAAGCAGTACCAACCTTCCCCGCGTTAGGACAGGCCGTAGTGTAGCCGTACTCCGTGGGTGCTCCGATGATGAGCGAGAGCGTAGGCTCGCCCTTCGCGTTGTGAACGATTCCGGTGGCGTCTTGCGTGCGGTCAAGCATACCGGAAGCCGTGAACAGGAACGACACGCGCCCCTTCTCATCGTAGCGAGCTTCGCCGGACACCTTCACGCGACCAATGGCGCGGTGCTCGGCCTGTCGCCCTGCTGCGCCTTCCTCACGACGCTCCAAAGTGCGCGGCGTTGTCCAATCACTCCACGCCGTCAGGGTGGTGATCTTACCGGCGGCCTTCGCCGCTGCTGCTAGTGCTTGCTGTGTGTTCATAGGTTCCTTCCTTCCTACTACGCCGGAAAGCTCCGGTGATCAGATACTACAACCAACAACCGCAGCTCGTCAAGCACCCCCCCCCTACCCTATCGCCGGCCTATCCCAGCGCAGCTCGAATCGTTGGGGTCTGGGGTGCGGGGTAGAGAGTGCGCGTGAATAATGAATAATAAAAACCCCCAGAGTGATGAGCTCTGGGGGTGTGATACCGGGGGAAGGTTTCCCGGCTTAGATAAAGGGCTCCTCGCCGCTCTCCATCAGGATAAAGCGTGCGACCATCTTGGCCGTGGTTTCGGTGTCGTCATACTTGCCGAGCACCGGATACCCTGCCGTACAACCGGCGGAGTAGTCGTAGCCATCATCAGCACGCTTCCACAGCGTACCGCCGAAGTTCACGCCGTCGGTGCTCATCAAGGCCACCCACGCGTCGTCCGCGAGGTCAATGCGCAAGTATCCGGCCTCGTTCATCTCGTAGGCCTCAGTTCCTTCTAGTGCCATCTCATCACTCCTATCTTTGACCGGAAGCCCACACAGCCCCCGCAACATTAGTCTAACACCAAGAACGCAAACACCGCAAGCACCACCAGAGAAGCTACACGCCAAGTAATCTCCTCACGGCGGCGGCGACGAACCCAATCCTCGGTGTCGCGCTGATACTGCGACTTCGTGATAACCGGGTGATAGATTGGCTTGCTGAAATCTTGTACGCACGAAGGGTAATCCCGATACGACTTACTCATACTCGCTCTCCTCTAATGGGTATCCGGCGTTCTCCAACACCTCAATCATACACGCGCGCACGGCTTCCTTGTAATCACCGAAGGTCGCGCGCTCTCCGGGGTAGAACCCCCGGAAGTCCACATCGGGCAGGTCATCAGGGGTCAGGCCGCACTTGGCCTCAACCTTGCGCGCCACCGCGACATAGAACTTGCTGAACGGAACTTCCAGAACCTCGTTCGTATCCCTACTCATCAGGTACTCCTTCCTACTACGCCGGCAAGTGCCGACTACTGAACACTACACCCACTACTGCGCTGTCGTCAAGGCCTCAGTTGGGTCAAAGGATTCAGGGCGTTCGGCTGCCACCCAAGCGTCAAGCTCCACGCGCCACTTCCACGGACGCTCAATAAGGTCAAGCAACAAATCGCAGCGGTCATCAGACTCCGCATACTCCGCATACCCGCCGCGAACCATTGCGCGAGCAAACGCCAACACATCGAGTTCGTTGTAAGGCCAATCAAATCGTCCCATTATCTCGTCCTTCCTGTACGCCAATCTCCTCTAACGAGGCCAGATACGCGTCGGCAAAGCACTCCGCGCAGATACGCGATTCGTACTGCCGGTCGTCCTCTACTTCACTCCCGCACCAAGTACAAGCGTTCCTACTCACCTGATACTCCTTCCTTATGAGCCGCATACTCATCGGCTACCCTGAGAGCATACTGCTTGGCTTCCTCAAAGTCAAGCAATACCTCGCCGTCCTCGTTCTCCCCCCAGATGACCTCAAACCACGGATTATTGTGCCACTCAATCGTGCCGGCCTCCTCAGCGGCGGCGAGCTTCTCGTCGGTATCAAGCCCCTTCTCATCGAGGTCGTTTGTATACCGGAGAACACTCGTGCTGCCGTCTGGCTCGGTAAAGTGAATCCTCATCTCGCCAGCCCGGTACACAACGACTTCCTTATCGTCGGTGAACCATACCGGGTCGGAATCGTGGTACTGCGTAAAGAAGGCCGCGTCGTTCCTGCTCATTAGTTCCACCCAACTTCCTGCCAAGCGACAAAGCACTCGTCGCAAAGGTCTACCGATTCCTCATAGGCGTTCTCATAGCCGTTCCACCCATAGCGGAAAGGCCGCGCCTTCACCCCTTCGTGCGACCACTCAGGCCAACGGCGTGCGTTCTCGCACTCTGCCGGCTGCTCCTGCGGTTCACCAACCGGAATCTCAAAAAAGTCCATCTGTCCTCTCCTTCCTCTACACCGGCAATCACCGGCACAACGAATCCTAAACGATACAATCTACGCCGTCAAGTATGAAGGGGAGAGTCGCCTAGGGAAACCACTCCCAAGTTGCGACTCCCCCCAAACCCTTTCGCGGCATTGACGCTTATCCCTAATCACAGAGGCAACATCGGCTCTCGCCTAGTTGCTGCCACCGACACCCCTGTTGGTTAGACCCAAGCTCGGTGGCCTTATCGTCTCGGGCAGTTCGTCTATCTGCCAACTATCCGGCCTCTACCCGGAACGGAATACAAGACTACAACATAAGAATAAGGGAGTCAAGCCCGAAGGCCTGACTCCCAGACCGGTAGCTCGCCGGCCTCTTGTCCTGAAACCTTCGGGAGCCGTCGCCCCCAAAAGTTTCAGTAGACTATTCGCTTCCGCCGGTATTGGCCTAAACCTTCCGGCTTCCACTTACAATCTTGCTCTCCCGCATTTACAGCAGCGATTAGAGCCCATCACTCGCCTGAACCACTTCGCATTTATCGGCTGCGTGCTTTGTTCCTAACACTCTCACCTATTCGGTAGCTTCTCCTAGGATTGCTCCCGACATAAGGAGTTTCTCACAGGCGTATCAGCAAGTCAAGTAAGTTGCGGATAAGGTTTGTGTAAGGAATCTTAACTATTTTGGGGTATGGGGTATGGGGTACGGGGGCGCATGAATAGGCCGGCCTGATGATGTCGAGCTACAAAAAGAATCCCCCGGTGGGAGGACTCCACCGGGGGGATAGGACTCGCGGGAGGGAGGACACCGCCCCGCAAGTCGTAGTTAGTTTGCTCCGCCCATAACGCGCAGCCGATTGTCCTCCTCAAAGATTCCTGGCTTCCCTGACCTAATGCTCGTGAACGCGCCGTTGCTGCCCACAACCAAGTGGTCAATGAACGACAGGTCGAGCAGCGACGCGGCCTTCGCCACCTCGCTCGTCAGGCTGATGTCCTCATCAGAAGCCTGAGAATCGCCCGATGGGTGATTGTGAACGAGCGCGAACCCTACCGCTCCCATGAGCAACGCCGAGCGAATCAGTTCACCAATGCGAACCGAAGTGCCTGTCGCCGTACCCTGATAGACGCGATGGATACCGAGCAGGTTGTTGCGCCCACCGAACGCGATGACGAACAACGCCTCACTCATCTCAGCGTCAGCGAACTCGCGGAACAAGGCCGCAAGGTCGCGTGGGCTTGTGATGACCGCCGACTTGTTGGTGCGTGCGACACGCTTGACCGAATACTCGTAAGCGTTCCACATACCGGTTTCGGCAATGCTATTAGCCTTCCTCTTTGCCATAAGTCCTCCTAGACCTTCTGCGCGGTGAGCCGCTGCTGCGGAACAGGCGCGCCGTAGGAAGTATAACCTTCCGCCACATAGAACGCAACCCCATCAAACGACCACTGATACATCAGGCCGTCCTCTCCTGTCCAATAGAACTCGCTACCCGGAACGACAAACGGAGCTGCGGCCTCAGCAAAGATTTCCTCCTGACCGGTCTTGTTGTCGTAGGCAAAGATAACGAGGTCGCCGTTCACATCGTCAATCATCGTCTCAAACCCAAGTTCCTGCCACATCGACTTGGTGTCTGGGATGGTGTTGAGGTCTTGTGGCATCCACGAGAACCACGAGGCCACCTGACCCTCTCCCGGACTCCAAGTGCCACCACGCTTGCCCTGATAATCGTTCAGCGCGACGAGTGCCTTGTAGCACGGCTCAAAGTTCTCTGCCTTGATGCGGATGCTCCCGTGTCCTTCTACATAGTATCCCATTGTGTCCTCCTACTGAGCCTTGACGAGAATCTTAGTGTCCTCGTTCTCAGGCAACTCTACCACTAGTGCGTAGTAGTCGCAATACTGCTTGATGAGGTCGAGTGCGCGCTGTCCGCCACTCCATCCCAGATGGCACTCATCCGGCTCACCGTCGCGGTTCTGGTCGTGATAAAAGAAATACACCGGGTCGCTAACCCCATCCTCTTGCGCCATCAGAGAAATCTCCGCAGCTGAACAAGTATTACAGCACCACCGGCCTACCTTCTCTGGCCCCATCACATAGGCCTCGGTATCGGTATGGAAGCGCAGCAAGATGTCGTCTAGTGAATCCCAGAACTCTGATGCGCTCACAGGTACACCCCCGTTCCACCGCAGCCGCACGCGCCTTCATCGCACATTGCGCCTTCGGCAAGGATAAGAGCGCAGCCCCACTTCTCAGCACGCCTCTCCTCACACGCCGCGCAGTACCAACGACCATTCCGGTCAAGGTTGTTGTCGGCAAAGAACTCCGCCTCAGCGTCGGCGCAGAGTTCGCAACGATACCCCTTCATCTTTTTCCTCCTAACTTCCTCACCCAACTGGGCTACGCCTAACACTAATGGATAGGCGCAGCCAAGTCAAGTTTTACTTTACGCCGAACGAGGCCTCAATGCGCTCCATCATCTCAACCTGCTGACGATGAAGCCCCGGCACGCTCACCTCAAAGGCTTCAAGATAGTCACGAATCCCATCGCGCTGATACATCTTGCCGTCAATAAACTCCCACTGCCAGAACGCGCTATCCTCGCCTGTCCACTCATACGAGCCGTTCTCAATGAACGGAGCAGCGGCAGCAAAGAACACTTCCTCCTGACCTGTCTTGTTGTCGTAGCAGGTAATCACGAGGTCGCCGTTGTGATCCATCGTCTCAAAGCCCAAACGCTCAAACACGGACTTCGTGTCTGGGATTTCACGAAGGTCGGCTGGCATCCACGAGAACCACGATGAGTGCTGCTCACCGCCGCTGTATGACCCGCCACGCTTCGCGCTAGCCGGAGCATCGTTGAGTGCCATCAACGCTTCATAGGCCGCAGCAAGATTCTCCTTCTTGATGACCAGATGACCATTGCCATTTACCCAGTATCCCATTGTCCTACTCCTTCCTACATCATCACGGCAAGTGCCGTAGAGCAATACTAATCTAGTGCGTTGTAGCGGTCAAGTGCGCGAATCCAGTGGTCGGTATTGGTGTGCCGGTCTACCACCGAATAGCGGATGTTCAGCTCGCCAAGAGAGCGCATCAGCAATGAGGCATCAGCATCCTCCTCCAAGAACAACCGGTCGCCCTTCTGATACGAGTACGAAGTGATAAGCCCCTGAATGCCGAGCATCTCTACCAGCTCGCGCTTCACCTCAACCCAGCCGTGTGCCGGATCGTGGTGATAGGTCAGTACCAAGTCCTCCATCATTCCTCCTATCGGCTCGTAAGCCGCAACAACATCACTGCCATCAGCAGCAGCAACAGATAGAATAGCGTAATCACAAAACCTCGCAACCCTTCAGTTCGGCGCAGATGGAGAGGTACTCCTGCCACGCACGGACTTCCTGAACCCAGAGGCCGACCTGCTCGTCGTTATTGAGTTCTGGCTCATCCTTGACGACCTCGATTACCGCAGCGCGAATCTCCAAGTCGTCTTTCGCCGCGAGCTTCCCTGCCGCATCCTCGCACTCCCAATCACGGATGACCGTACCGGAGTTATCCCACAAGGCCTCATTGAGAAACCCTACACCAAGCTTCTCGTTCAGCTGACGCAGCGTACCCATCCCCCAGATGTTCATCCGGTAGTAGGCCGTGTTGCGCCAATAGTCCGGCAGTTCGCCGTTCTCCTCCAAGACCCACGGCGTATGCTTCTTGGCGTACTCATGCGACTTCTGGCGATCCTCGCGCATTGAGTAGATGTCGTATCCCATACTTCCTCCTACAACTTCCTACCGAAAAAGTTCGGCAGGGCAAGCATAACGCCGCCCCGCCGGACTTGTCAATACCCCATCTCGGTTAAGATTCCTTAACCCTTTCGTGCCTTTCGTGGATGCCGACGATCATACTCCTCGGCAACGGCCTGAAACTTTTCCGGAGACCACTCCGGTAAAGGCTTGGCCGGCACATATTCCCTACGCGCTTCCTGCTCGATCCAATCAGCCCAACCGGTAAGTCGATACCACGAGTACCACTTGTTCTGCCAAATGTACCGCGATACTGAATTCCGGTAGGCGTTGTGCCGATATAAACCCTTCCTGAAAGCTGAGTACTGAAGAAACTCTTCTTCGGTGAACAGGCGTTCAGTGGGTTCAGGCATTTACTTGCTCCTTCGTCCGGCAGTTGCTCCATTACGACGAAGCACAGTGTTGATGTACTGCGCGCTCGTGCCATAAGTCTCACCAATAAGGCGAAGCTTCTCACCGGCCTGATAGCGGCTAACAATGTCAGCAACTACCGATGTGGTGAAACGAACCTGCTTGTGTGGCGTGACGCCCTGATTGTACAAAGCGTTCGTCACGGTGCTAATCGAGCATCCGAAGAATGATGCGGTCGCCTGAACGGTCGCCTTATTCTCCTGAATGTGCTGCGCAATCTTCGAGTAATCGAACTTGCGAAGCTTCATGCCGCCGCTAATGCGTGCGCGCTTTGGAAGGCCGGTCGCCTTGATAATCTGCTGAACCCGCTGTCGGGTCACGCCATACTTGTCGGCGACATCCTGAAGTGTCATGCCACCGAAGTAGTCCTGATACATACTTTCGTTCCTGTTTTCCATAGGTTCTCCCTGTTGAGATACCGAGAGACGCTCGGCTCGTATGTCGATTGTACCGCACGGGTAGTGCTAAACAACCGGTAGATTGTCGTCCTGTGGCGTTTCGCCTATGCGTACGCCAGCATGAACGGATGGATTACTTCGTCGTGTATCGCCCCGGCAACCCAGCTACTTGGCACATCACCTCGACTGCCGGGTTCTACGATGTTGCCACCACACCAGTCGAGGCCCTCATGATGATTGGCGCCGACGCTAGCCGCGCCGACAGCGACAAAGAAGACTTCGAGTTCAGCGTCCGGTGGATTAACACCCCCGATGGATTTCGCTCTCCTGAGCCGGACGACGTGCCGGAGATTGAGGACGAGTCGGCGGAGCCGGTTCAATAGCTCCAATCTGAGAGAGCCACGTCAAGAGTCTAAACGTAGAGCCGATAGCACCAATCGCCACAAAGTAGTGAAAGATCGACTCCGCGTAGCCAAACATCAACTCCACGCAACCCCTTCCTGCTCCGCACTCCTGCGGATGTCTGCCATCCAATCCTTTGCGTCGGTGTCGGACGAGAAGATGCTGACATTACAACCACGCCTTCCCTCAATCCACCCAAGGATGACATTGTCGTGCCGCTCGTGGCTGACGAATGGGTCGCCGTTCAGCTGAATCATTACCTCCTCCTGCGCGAACCCTTCGGACGCGCCGGCCAAGGCCTCATACAGCTTCTCCCTACCAATCACGCTATCGACCTGCGGGTAGATGTCGGAGTAGACGAAGTCCTCACCCGCCGCGACAATCTCGTCAATGGTGTTGCCGTCAATGTACGCCTGATACATACTCAGCCTCCTACTACGCCGCCGAAGTGCTCATCGCAGAACGCCTCATACGCGGTCATTGGAACCTTATCATAGTCGCGCTCATAGCCACGCGAGCCGTCGCCCTCGTCAAAGTACGCCTCGTCTGGCAACTCCTCGCCGCCGCTATACTCCTCACGAGAAACCTCAACGCCATCGTTGTAGATGACCTCACCCGCGTACCCCATACCACCCTCGCAATAGCGATGGTTGATGGCGAGCTTCGGGAACTGCTCGGCAAGAGCAGCGATAACAGGCTCGGCTGGCGACCACGCCGTATCGAAGTTGTACGAGGTGCGACCAGCCTCAGTAATCTGCTCGGTCGTGCGGTCGTGCCACACCTCACCGCAGTTCCACTTCGTACCCCAGTTGGCAACATTCCAGTTGTACCACCAGTCAGGGTGCGACGAGTTCTTATCCTTGTCGTGAATCGGGCAAACCTCCTTGCCGCCGAACCCGATGTGCGTAATGTCCTGAATCGTGCCGTTGCTCTCGAATGACTTCTTGAGCGGAAGGCCATTGACCTGCCACTCACCCTGCTTCCGCATCACATCGTTGCCGTCGCTGTCGGTGTACGACACGACCTCTGGGAGATGGGGAAGCTCGACATAGACCGGCTCGCAACCACACTGAAAGTGGTTCTGCTTGTCGCTGACGGAATAGAGCGGACTATCCGGTGGCGGCACAATCTTGGCGAAGTCGAACGCGTCCTCGTCGCCCTTCACGAACTCGATAAGCTTGGCGACCTCTGCTTCGTCGCCGTTCACATCTAACTGATTCACGCACCAGTTTGGCATGATGCCTCCTACTACTTCCTTACTCCAAGTGGAGTGGTACTACCTTACAACCCTACGCTGCTGCTGTCAAGGTGCTTGTGTGGCTCTTCCACGCAATCTGGGATGAAGCACCACCCCTCCTCCTTGGCCTCCGCGTCCGACATAAATGGCGGATGAAACTCACACTCGCACGGAGCGCAGTCCAAGCAATACACGAGGTAGCCTTCCGGTACGCCGTTCTCATACTGCTCAAAGTCAAGCAAATCGAACCGGTCGTACGGCATACCATTCCAAGTGCCAATGACCTTCTCGTCGGCGTAGAAGACGACGGCACGGCACCTGATACAAGTGTCAAGCTGGCCGCTCATACTGGCTCCCCCTGATACTCAACGATGCCCTTCTTGTAGCGAATCATTGCGTCGGCCTCGGCTTCTGCCTGATCGTACCCAATGATGCCGCCCAACGACTCCACGACCTCCCAAGTGTTATCGTGCGAATGAACGCCGCAATCAACCGACTTCTCCAAGATGACGCAATACACCTCACCGCGAAGCACGGCAGCAACCGTGTCAATCTCGGACTCAACCCTGTGGCGAATCTCGTCGTCGGAATACTCATCACCGAACCAGAACTTCGCCTCCTCCTTCTCCACGACATAGAACCCAATCTGCGCGGAATCCCACTTGTCGCCAAATGGCGAAAGGCTAATGCTCATCCCGGAATGGGAGAAGCCGTAGACCTTCGCAACGAACACCGCACCGTCCGGCGGCGTGAAGGTAGCCGTATTCGTGTCATCAACCGGAAGCTTCTCATCCCAAGGGAAGCCGTAGTTGGCGGCCTTCTCTCCGGTATAGAACCGACCCATCCGGTCGCCAAAGACATCGAAGCCGTCGGCGGTGTCCTGCTCAATGCGCGTCCTGTACTTATCCATACTGCCTCCTACAACAATACGGCAACTGCCGTGATTACAATACTAGTAGCTAACTATTCGCCTGTCAATACCTCCCCGCTCGTCTCAATCATCAGGCGGCCACCACCGTTCATTTCGTCATCCATCGAGATAATGACATTGTAGACCTTACCCTTGACCATCACCGTCAGCACGGGGAATGGGGGGAAGTCGTCTCCCTCATGAACAAACCCGCCGAGAATGACACCGCCGGTTAGCCCGAGAATGACACCGCCGGTTAGCGGCTCAATCATCTCGCTCATAATGTAATGGAACTCCCTGTCCTCTGGCAGAAGCTTTGCGCGCTCCTGTACCAACGCATCATGATCGACCAACATACTGCCTCCTACTGCTGTGCTACTGGTACGACGCTCTCATCATCAGGAGAGAACTGATCGACCGGAGCGAGTTCTGCGGTATACACCACCTCAACGCCATACGGCATATCAAGCAGGGTACGCCAATCCCAGTTTGCCGGATGGTCTCCGCGCTCGTCTACCTCGATAGACAAGCTGACCAAGTATGTTCGTGCCATACTGCCTCCTACTACTTCCTATCCCAAGCGGGATTTACTGAGTATCTGGGTTATCTATCACCTTGTCAAGTACGAACGCAAACCGGTAGGCCGTCTTGCTCCTGCCATTGGGGTCGGGAACAAGGCCGTGCCTGATGTTGTTCGGACACCGGGGTGCCGGTGCGCCTTCCCATTCGCTAGTTCGACGCGCCACGATCTCCCCTCTCAATCTCCTCGACAATCTTGTGAATCATCCGGTCGCCGGCCTCTCGTGCCTCCGCCGAAATCTCCCGATACGAGCTGTCAATGAAATGCTCAGCCTCCTCGGTAGTCCAGTCTGGGTAGAGCCGGAGAAGATCGTCTACTCCCCACGATACGGTAATCGAGATGATCTGAAATTCCTGATCAACCTGATCGTCGCTCATCTCATCACTCACTTGGAACCACCAGTCGGCAGTTATCGAACCCCCGGGAACACATCCCCGGCTCATGCTTGTATGGCTCGGCAATAGCCGCACCGCACGACAGACACCACTCCCCACAAGGGCAGAAGTCATCTGAGGCAAAGATGGGGTATGGGGCATTCCCTTCTGAGTCTAAGGCCGTGCTACTAAGCTCCGCGCCAAACCGGGATTCGGCACAGGGTACGCAATGAACCCCGGCCTCATAAGTGTACGCCTGAACTGCCCACGCCATCACCAGAACCACCCACCAACAAACATAAAGAGAAGCCAAAACAACAAACGCGACATTACTACCTCCTACGGCTGAACGATTGTGGACTCCGAGTATACCAGACCATACGACTCTGGGTCGTGCCCAATGCGGGTCTCAAGCTTCAAGGCC